CAACCGGGAATAGACATATCTCAATTAGACTTTGTAGGTAGAGCTAAAAGTATTTTAGATGCAGCTAATGAAAAAGATAAAGCAAAATTAAAATAAAATGGCATTTAACGTAAAAAGAATTAACCCATTAGATTTACAGCCTAGAAAAGCTGTAGGTATTGATATACCTTTTTCTGGCACAGCTGTGTTTAACTCTACATACGTTACAAAAGATGCATTAAAAGCTAATCTACTAAACTACTTCTTAACTAATAAAGGAGAAAGATATTTAAACCCTGGTTTTGGCTCTAACATACGGAAACAATTATTTGATAATATAACAGAAGAAAAATTATCTGAACTAGAGAATATAGTAGAAGAAGATTTAAGAGTATATTTCCCTAGAGTGGTACCGACACAAGTACAACTTGCATCAGACCCAGATACTAACGCTATAGTATTCTTTTTAAAGTACGCTATTGCTGATAGTAATATAGAAGATGAAATTTTAATTAACATAGAAGCATAATGGCTGAAAATAGAGACATAAAATATATTAATAAAGACTTTACAGATTTTAGGACACAATTAATAGAGCATGCTAAAAACTATTTTCCTGATACCTATAACGACTTTTCAGTAAGCTCACCCGGTATGATGTTTATAGAAATGGCATCCTACGTTGGTGACGTACTGTCTTTTTACCAAGATACACAATTACAAGAAACATTCCTCACACACGCTAAGGACCCAAAAAACCTGTTTAACTTAGCCTACTCAATGGGGTATACTCCGAAAGTAACAGGAGTATCTGAAGTAGAGTTGACATTAGAACAGTTAATAGGTGTAGACGGAAGCTACAACCCAGACTGGTCAACAGCCGCTACTATAGATGCTAATGCTACGTTTAAATCTACTGATGCTTCTCAAACAACTTTCTTTTTAGATAAACCGGTTGATTTTACCTATTCTAGTTCTTTTGATACAACGGAAGTGACTATAAACCAATTAGATGTTAGTGATAATCCATCACAATATAAAATTGTGAAGAAAGCAAAAGCATTCTCTTCTGAAATTAAAACAGAAACATTCACTATTAATTCAATTGAAAAGTTTAAGACTATAACAATAACTGATACTAATATAGCAGGAATATTAGATATAACTGATGCAGACGGAAATGTATGGTATGAAGTACCATTTTTAGGACAAGATACAGTGTACTCTGATTCTAGCAATACTAACTCGGACTCTAATTTAGCTCCTTATGTACTTACTATTAGAAAAGTACCTAGAAGGTTTGTAACTAGATTCTTATCAAACGGCAACTTACAAATACAATTTGGAGCAGGGACGCTATCAAGCGATGACTCAGAGATACTACCAGACGCTACTAACGTCGGTAATGCTACTAATCAAGGTATAAGTAGGTTAACTTACGCTTACGATCCATCAAACTTTTTATACAGTAAAGCTTACGGTACAGCTCCTACATCTAATTTAACTGTAAGGTACCTAAAAGGAGGAGGAGTAAGCGCTAATGTTCCTGCTAATACTGTTAATACTATAGTAGCTATATCCGGTAACAATACTGGCACAGTTACTGTAAACAATGAGAAACCCGCTGAAGGAGGGAGAGATGGAGATTCAGTAGATGAATTAAGAGAAAATTCTTTGAGATCTTTTAATGAACAAGGTAGAGCAGTAACACTACAGGATTACACAGTTAGAGCATTAGCACTACCTGCAAGATACGGTAGTATAGCAAAAGCATTTGCTACACAAGATCAATTAGTAAACTCTAACATAGATACAACTTCATTAAAAGATAGTAACCCGCTTTCTGTAGCTCTGTATGTATTAGCATACGACAACAGCGGTAAACTTACAACTGCTTCTAGCACTATGAAAGACAACCTTAAGACGTACCTAAGTGACTATATAATGCTAACAGATAGTGTTACTTTAAAGGATGCGTTTATAGTTAATATAGGAGTAGAATATGAAATTATAATGAGACCTAACTATATAAGTAGGGATGTACTATTAGCATGTAATTTAAAACTTCAAGACTACCTAAAAACTCAAAAGAGAAGTATCAATCAGTCAATCAACTTATCTGACCTTTATAGAGAGTTAGATAAAGTTACCGGAGTACAGACAGTACAAAAAGTAGAGATTACAAACAAAACAGGAGGAAGCTATTCACAATATGGATACGACGTAAAAGGAGCTACTAGAGATAATATAGTATACCCTTCTTACGACCCATGTCTATTTGAATTAAAGTACCCTAACGTTGATATAAAAGGAAGAATAACAACATTATAAAATGGCAGTATATAAATTATTTCCCGACAAAGACAATTACATATTCACTGAAGTACCTATAGCAAATGCTGGATACGATGAAATGATAGAGCTAGGAGGCTACCCTGTATTAGAAGTAGGACAAGCATCAAGAATACTATTACATTTTAAAGACAGTGAAATAGCTAATGTAATAAACAACAAGATAGGGAGCACTAACTTTAGTGCTAGTATAAATTTAAAGCTAGCATCAGCATACGAAACACCAGCATCACACTCAGTTCATGCCTATCCCGTATATGAATACTGGGATGGAGGAGTTGGAAAATATGGAGATGTACCATACGATAAGTCTGGATGTACATGGAGATACGCAGGAGCTCAGAACTCTAACTCTTGGACATTAGCTCACAACACTGTGCTAATGCCTGTTAATATTACAGGATCGTACAACTCTACACATCTAGGAGGAGGTAACTGGTACACAGGTTCTAACGGATATAATCTACACAGCTCACAATCTTTTGAACTTAATGATGATATAGATTTAAATATAGATGTAACAAACGGAGTGCTTCTACATTATACAGGCTCAATAACAAACAACGGGTTTATTTTAAAACTTGACGATGCATACGAGTTTAATACTACTTCATCCATAAGACACAAATACTACAGTTCCGATACTAACACTATATACCCTCCTACACTGGATATAAAATGGGACGACAGTTCATATGTAACAGGAAGTCTAACTGTCTTAAACACAACAGAAGCTGTTATTGACTTAAGTAATAACAAAGGAAACTATCCAGATATAGATAAACAAAGATTTAGGCTACTGGCTAGACCTAAATATCCAACTAGAACTTTTACTACTGGGTCTATATACAAAACAAATTACGCTCTACCCTCTGGATCATACTGGGGATTGAGAGATGAATTTACAGAAGAAATGGTAATACCGTTTGATAATAATTTTACAAAAATCTCTTGTGATAGTACAGGACCTTACTTTGATCTATACATGGACGGATTGCAACCAGAAAGGTTTTATAGAATTTTAATAAAGACCGTATTAGACGGAACAACAACGGTAGTTAATAACAACAGTACATTTAAGGTAATAAGAAATGGCTAACGTACAGATTACAAAGACAGTTTTTAAGAAAGATGATTTCAACAAAGCAGTTGATACAGAATTTTCTACATTTGTAGAACCGGAAGTAGAAGTTGATAACGATACTGTTGAAGAGTTATTTCGTCTCTATAATAAGCTTTACTTTGAAATACCCACAGACAGTGACGTTAACTCACACAAATACCTAATTCAAGAAAGCTCTAAATTAGTTGAATTTACATCAGACCTAGAAGATATACAACCTCTACTAGATGAAATTGCACAACTGAGACAGCAGCTTTTAATTGCTAATCAAGAAATAATTGAAGTACAGACAGAAGCTATAGAGAATGCCGCAAATTAAGTACAATATAATACCTGTAGACCCTATTGGTTTAGACAGAATATCTTCTGATGATTCTGCTATCATAGAGCAGTTCTCTATTAATAATCTTATAGACCTTAAAAAAGATAACATAGAGCTACATATTTACTCTACGGATAAGATACTTCTAGATTCTATCTACAACTATAAAAACACAACCAATCTCCAGGTTTCATCTAAAGCTGGTAGAGACGGGTCTTCTGAGGTAGTATTAGACCCAGTAGAAGATGCTCTTAAGTATGAATATACAAATGGAGGAATATTACTAGTCTACAACTTTAACAATAGCTTATATAAAGCAAATAGTAGACCAGCAACATTTTACATAAACGAGATATCACCAGACAGGACAGAACTTAGGTTACTCACTAATGATATAACCTCTAAAAATATAGAAGAGTCAACAGAGTTAATAAAAGAAAGTTTAACTTCAAATAATTATTACAACGATTTTAAATTAAACTTCACTGAAAATGAATTATATACAGCTGTTAATATTAAAACTCAAGACTATAAAGAGTTTAAAACAGTAGTTATAAAACTTTATAAACCTCTCCCTCCTAACTACTCTATAAAAGATACTCTCACTATTGAAGAAACGGTAAGTGATAGTGTTGGTTTTGAAATTCAAGCAGTAGTAACAGGAGATGAACTAAAAATACCTAATTTAAAAGGACCTAATTTTGCAGCAATAAGCGAAGAAAATACAAACACACCCTCAGAGTATTTAAATTACAATGAACTTTTTGCTTTCGATAATATTAATTCTTATAGAGAATTAAAATCTAATATATCTGAACAAAGTGCTCAAATAAGTATTGATTATTCTAATTTTGAAGAGTTTGTACATTACAGTTCTGCAGAAAGCAGGCTAACTAATTTTAGAGCAAAATTAAATTTAATAAATACCTACCAGGCTTCTATAGATGAAATAGAAAATGGATCAAATACTGACGCTGGTATTTCCGGTAGTAGAGACCTATACCAGCAACTAATCGGAAGTATTGTAAATAATTTTGATCACTACGATAGACACTTATTCTACGAGAGTAGTTCTACATCATGGCCTAAACAAGGTAGTGTTAAACCCTATACAAATGCAACAGGGTCTGCAACTGGCTCTTGGTATAGCGATAAACTTACTTCTTCTTCCTACTACGATAGCTATAATATGAATCAACTATATAATTCTGTACCAGGCTATATAGTAGACGATACAAATAATCAACCATATCAGCTGTTTGTTAATATGGTAGCCCAGCAATTTGACAACCTTTGGATTTACTCTAAGGCTGTTACAGATAAGTATAATGCAGACAACAGGCTTAATAAAGGTATATCTAGAGATTTAGTAAAAAATGTGCTTGCGAACTTTGGTGTTAAACTTTACTCAAATACTAGATCAACAAATGACCTATTTAAAATATTTACAGGAGAGCTATTTGACACAGGAAGTGAAAATATTACATCTCCTATAAGTGCAAGTAATAATTCAATCTCCGAGGTTGAATATACTCAAGAGGTAAATAAGAGAATATACCATAACCTACCCCTACTATTAAAGAGTAAAGGAACAGAAAAAGGATTACGCACCCTCGTTAACTGTTTTGGTGTACCTACTTTAAATAGTATACAATCTGGTTCAAGTCTATTTATAAGGACTGGAAATGGAGATAATTCTCTAAGCTCTATTAACATAGGTAATTTAGCTTTAAGCACTTCTTCGTTAGCGAGCATAAAGATAGATGATACAGGAAGTAATATTGAAGGCAATACCCTATCTAGGTTTGTATCTATTAACAAAAGAAATAATAAATACACTCAAGACAATAACAATATTGAAGTTGGGTACTCTCCTACTGACTCTATAAATGAAAAAATAATAGAATACTTGAATACCTTATAATGGCATATAATATAGATCAATATATAGGAGACCCAGGCTATGCTCATTCAAGCAGCTACTCAGAACTAGTTTCTTCATCAGAAGCTATTCTCGGTATAATACTAACTGGCTCTAATGATCTACAGGACTTTACTAGAATAATGAAGTTCTATGATAATGTTATTTTTAAAAGTGTAGAAGATTTTTCACCTGCTCGTTCAAATTTTAGCTCAGGTATTATAATCAAACCTCATTTATTAGAGAGGAATAAAAGTGTTCAAGTATCTGCAAAAAGTGCAGAATATGAAAATCTATCTGGATCTTTAGTAATAACAGACACAGGGTCTTATAGTGCTGTAAAACAGCAATTTGTAGGAGATATTACTCTTACTGGTTCAATAGCAAGTGGAAGTAGAACAGGGAGTGATGGAGGTAGTTTCGGAGCATCAACAGAATACTCTACTGCTTATAGTGAATCTATTATGACACCTGATGGATTAGCTACCTACACATACCACAACCAAGAAGAACCAAAATATGACGGAGAATTTTCAGGTAGTAAAATTACCCTATCATCTGGAGAACTTAACGTAGTAAACACATACAAGTACGATACCTCAGGTAACTCTCTATATCAGTACTTATTGATAGAAGAATCATTCTTATGTGGATTTGCAGTTAGCGCCTCAAATGAAACAGCAACACCAGCCCCTACAGCTGCACCTGTAACACCTTCTCCTACACCTAGTCCTACACCAGCACCAACACCAGCTCCAACACCAGCTCCAACTACTCCTAGTCCGGTAGCATCTCCTGTGACTCCTCCACCGGTAACTCCTCCACCGGTAACTCCTCCACCAACCGACCCACCTGTGACTCCTCCTCCTACTGCACCGACTCCACCACCGGTAACACCTCCACCTGTGACTCCACCACCGGTAACACCTCCGCCTGTGACTCCACCACC